TCGCCCCGGCTAACAAGCCTCGGAGCCTTTCGCACCTACCTGGTGTTAGAGGTGCTTCGATCCACGGGGGAGCGCGAGTTCCCTATGCAACTGGCTGCGACGTTCCTTTGGATTGCATCCCACGATGGGTGCAGGCAGGAGGATCTGATCGAGGCCACCAGCATGAGCCCCTCCAGTGTGTCGCGCAATGTGACATGGCTGGGTCCCAAGCATCGCCTTGGGAAAGACGGCCTTCATCTAGTGCGTAGGGAGGTGGATCCTGACGATCCGAAGAGATGGCGCATCTTCTTGACCCCCAAAGGTCAGCAGTTCGCCCGCCTCATCGAAAAGCAGCTCACCTACACCGCAAAGGAACATGACCACACCTACCAAGACTTGGGGTGAGGCGTTCGACTACACCTGGCGGGTTAAGTGGCGCCGAATGGCATCCGCTAAGACCAACCAGATCAACGCCGGACACATCACCACATACGCTGGTCGTTCACTTCCACTAAGCCGAATGGGCAAGGCTGGCTGGTGGATGGAGCTGATCTCCGACCTCCAAGACGAGGGCAGGAGCAGCAGCACTATCAACCGGATCATCAGCGCCGGGACCACCGTCATGCGCTTTACGCGCCTGGCTGGGCTCCACGACGTTGACGTGCCCCAGTTCCAACGCCTTAAGGAAGGCGAGCACCGGATGACCTACTTCACCAAGGAGCAGGTCCAACAGATGGCCTTCGTGGCCGTCGACATCTTCGACCGCAAGGACCTGGCCGATGCCATCGTCTTTGCTGCCTACACAGGCGTTCGCCAGGGCGAGCTTCTCAAGCTCCGCTCAGATGACGTTGACCTGGGCCTGTCCCGGATCTTCGTGGGCGGCAAGCCCGGTCGAGAGACCAAGGGCAAGAACGTCAGGGCGATCCCGATCCACCCACTGGTGGAGCCAATTGTTACCAACCGCTTGGACAGAAGCCTCCTATTTGGAGACGACTGGGCCAACAAAGATCAGCTTTACGCTGCGTTCAAAAAGGTTAGGAAGTATTGCGGGATTAGCGAGGACTATGTGTGGCACTCCCTTAGGCACAGCTTCGGCACGTTCCTAGGAGAGGTCACCCACCCCCGCCAGATCATGGCGCTGATGGGCCACGCCAACATCGAGACCTCTTTGCGCTATGTCAAAGCTACCGACGAGGCCACTAGATCTGCCGTCCTGGCGATCTAGCTGGTCTAGAGGTGTTCACAATCACGCCTGTGGCCCCCTCCCTGCTACATTTCAAGCTCTCGGCAATCGCTGAGAAGCCAACGCGGATGTGGCGGAATTGGTAGACGCGCTAGTTTCAGGTTCTTATTAGTCGAACAACCACATAGGAAATTGGGGCCCCGGAGGCCCCTTTCTTATTGGCTTTTTACTCAATTCCACTCAACCAACCGGAATCTAATGGACCCAAAATCTGACCAAGACATCACCCTCAGTAGCGAAACCCTTGAGCTTCTCAAGGAGAGAACTGAGGAGATTCAGTTCAAACAAGAGGTGCAATCCCTCGACTTCATGGATGAAGAGGACTACGCCTTCTATCTCGCCCACGGTTCCTTCGATCGCTGATTCCAATGGTTATTAAGTCACCAACCAACGCTGATTCACTGCACCGCGACGGCCACACCTTCGGGGATCGTGGCAAGCGCACATCCATCGGGGAAGGCCGCCGGAAGCGGGGCTCCTACAAGGGCTCCAAGAAGTACCGGGGCCAAGGCCGTCGCTGATCACTTCCACTACCGCAACCACAACCATGAAACAGGCAACTACGTTTCATTCCGACTTCTTCAACACCGACTGTCTGCTGGTCGATGGTGTGCCTCACTTCTCAGTGACGGGTGCTTCCAAGACCTTGTATGGATCCGCCGGTGGTGCTTCCACTAAGTCCCTGGTAGCCCAGCTCCGAAAAAGCTCCACCCCTCAGGCCCCAGTCGTGGCAACGGATCTCAGCGATTTGCCGGGCATTTCTCCAGTCCTTGTCCACAACGGGAGAATGGAGCAAGTCGCCCTGGCAATGGACCAAGACACCTTCACCAATCTGCTCTGGCAGTATGCCGAGAAGAAGACGAAGGCTGGCGAATACGCCCGCACTCAACTGAAGGCGATCTCCGGCGTTGCCATTGACCTGATCCTCAAGAAGGAAGCAGGTCTGGTCTCTGAGGAAACCACCAAGGAGATCGACGCATCCATCGCTCACTTCTTCAAGGCCATCCCCGGTGCTGAGAAGGCTGACCCCATTAACGAGCTGAAGGACCTGCTGATCGCCAACGGTCAGAAGGACCGCTGCAAGAGGATGGGGATCCTTGTCAATGAGCTTGTCTACAACCGCCTGCCCAAGGTGGTCTACGACGAGATGATCCTCCGCTGTGGGGGATGGCGCCGGTCTTCCTTCAAGACGAACTGGCAACAGCTCAGTGAGCAGACCCAGAAGAGGATCGAGGACATCCTTGTTGTCGCCAAGGTCTTCATTGAAGACGAGATGGCAGAAGGGCAGATCTTTAACTTCGCCCCTGTCATCCAGAAGCTCGACCGAGTGATGCCTCGACATCGCACCTCGGGCTACGCCGACATTGTTCTCAATTAACCGTTCACTTTCACTCAACCAACTACCTACACCACAAATGGCAGACACCCGCAACCGCTACGTCTTCAACTCCACCCTCGATGGCTTTATCAATGTCTACGAGGACTCTGGCAAGTTCAATAACCGCTCCTTCAGCTTCACCCTTCCCGCTGATGTAGTGGCTCAGGCAGAATCAGACCGTGAGGAGCTTCTTGAATGGGCTCGCTCCAAAGCCCCCAACCCCAAGCGGGTTGAGGTGGCCCTCCCCAAGTGGGATGACGAAGGTCTTGTGAAATACAGCTATGGCGGTGAGACCCGCCGTGCTGAGCCTGTATTCGTTGACACTGAAGGCCAACCCATCGAGCGTGCTGTCCTCAGGGACGTACGCAAAGGCACAAAGGTCAGGCTGATTGTTCAGCAGGGCCCCTATGTCTTTGGCAATAAGGTCGGCACCCGTCTGAAGGTGCTCGGCATACAGATCATCGAGCTAGCTACCGGCAACGGTGCTGTGGATTCCGGCGACCTCTCCGTTGAGGACGTGGCAGGCATCTTCGGTGCTGCTGAAGGCTTCAAGCAGTCCGCCCCTGCAGTTCGTAAGGCTGAGACTGATGAGACCGCAGGTGATAGCTACGACTTCTGATGATGTATCGCTCCGGCCTTGAGGAGCGGCTGTCTAAGCATCTGGAAAAGCTGAACGTTCCCTACCTCTACGAATGTTCTAAGTACCCTTACGTCACCGAATCAAAGTACACACCAGACTTCTTCCTTCCTAACGGGGTGATCATTGAGGCCAAAGGCTTCTTTAAGCCCTCCGATAGGAGGAAGATGCTGGCTGTGAAGCAGCAACATCCAGATCTAGACATTCGCTTTGTTTTCCAACGTAATAACACTCTGTCGAAGAACAGTAAGACCACCTATGGAGCCTGGGCTGATAAGCACGGGTTCCCTTGGTGTATTTATCCCGACATTCCACCCGACTGGCTCCAATGACCCAAGACAAACTGATCTACAAGGTCGACCAGTTCGTTGCTCACCTTGAGGACGAGGGCTTCGATCTATTTGAGATCCTCGATGTGCTCATTCAGTACATAGAGCTGTGCGAGGAAGTGTATGACCGATGAAGCAGAGTTCATTAGACATGAGCCATGCCCTAACTGCCCTAGCTCTGATGCTTTCGGTATTTACACTGACGGGCATGGTTACTGCTTCTCTTGTGGTCACTGGCAACCTGGCTCCGAGGAATCTACAGAACACCGACTTCACACCCCCATGATCCCCTATGAAGGAGACTTCACAAGGATCCAGAACCGCCGAATCTCTGAGGAGGTATGTAAGAAATTCAATGTCAGGGTCGCACCCGGCCCGGTCATACGCTTTCCTTACTACTCCAAAGAGCGGCAGGTTGTTGGATTCAAAGAACGCCCAAAGTCCAAGGACTTCCGCTGGGTAGGGAAGAACGAAGACACACAGCTATTCGGACAGCAGCTGTGGGGGTCAGGCAAAGCAATCGTCATCACTGAGGGCGAGTTTGACGCCTTGTCTGTCTATTCAGTTCGCAAGAACTGGCCTGTTGTGTCAGTCCCTAACGGGGCTCAAGGTGCAAAGAAAGCACTGTCGAAAAACCTGGAGTACCTCCTGGGGTTCGATGAGATCATTCTCATGTTCGACAACGACAACGCAGGTAATCAAGCCGCACAAGAGTGCGTGCAGTTGTTCCCCCCTGATCGAGTATTCCTTGCCCCAATTGCAGGCTACAAAGACGCCTCAGAGGCCTTACAGGCCCAGGATCCGGACGCCATTATGCAGGCGATCTGGAACAAGAAACCCTACAGTCCAAAGTCCATCATTGATGGAAAGTCCCTCTTTGACTTACTTAGCACTCCACTTCACGGTAAGGATGCTGACTATCCCTACGCTGATCTCAATCGTGTTACTGGTGGTCTTCGACTCGGAGAACTCGTCACCATCACGGCTGGATCTGGAACCGGTAAGTCAACTCTCTGCGGTGAGATCTGCCAACACCTGATCAACCAAGATCAGACCGTTGGATACATCGCCCTAGAGGAGTCCATCAAGCGGACGGGCCTCAGGCTCATGACTGTAGTTGCAAACAAACCCTTACACCTAAACAATGAGTCAATCACCACGGAGGAGTTTAGATCAGCATTCGATCGCTCTGTTGGGAGTGGTCATGTATTCCTTAGGGATGGTTTCGGTTCTGTTGATCCAGACTCGATTCTGAATGACATCCGCTACATGGTGAAGGCCGATGGGGTCCAGTGGATCATCCTCGACCACCTCTCCATTCTGCTGTCCGGGAATGCAACCGATGACGAGCGGAAGATGATCGACGTGACGATGACCAAGCTTCGCTCCTTCGTTGAGGAGACGGGGATTGGCATGGTCCTGATCAGCCACCTCCGCCGTGCCCACCAAGACAAGGGACATGAGGATGGCGCTCAGGTTTCACTCGGCCAACTCCGAGGGAGCCACAGCATCGCCCAGCTCTCAGACCTCGTCATAGCCCTTCAGAGGAACATCACTGCCGGTGAGAACCGATCACAGCTGGTGGTCCTGAAGAACCGCTTCAACGGGCAGACAGGCCCCTCTGGTGAGCTTGCCTTCTCGACCGAGACGGGACGCCTTCAGGAGGCCCTTGACTTTGGCCCAGCCAATTCCACTACACCAATCACCTACGATGACTTCTAAACCACGGAAGTTGGTCTTCTTCAAGAAGGCCGAATGCCAGCCCTGCGATATCGCATACGCACGGTTGCAGCTGGTGCTTGCTCAACACCCTGAGTATCACCAGTACGTAGCGGTCCTCCAGAAGGAGAACCACTCTGCCCTTGTTGCTGCCTACGAGCTGACGCTCTTTCCCACTGTGCTCATCACTGATGGGCAGGGTGTAGAGATCAGCCGCCGCGTAGGTGTCAACCAACTCCCCACCCGCTGGTGGGAAGAGGCTTTCAAATGGGTCAAAGAAGAGGAGGCAGGCGAATGAGGCTGGCCTTCGATATTGAGACTGATGGCCTACTCCGCACCCTCACCAAAATCCACTGCATTGTGGCTCAAGACCTCGATACCA